CTATAAAACAGACCATCATTGGTAGTAGGTGCATTGGCAAGGTTATAAGTGTTGCGATTGGTGAACAGAATCACACGATTGCAAGGGACAGAATTCAAGTCGCTGTAATTAGTGGCTGTGCTGGCATTATAAACATTGATAGAACCAAGAATTGCTTTTGATTCAATGTTATCAATATCATGTTGATAGTTAGCCCAGTTGCTCCAAGATACGCCCCATTTGGTACGGAAATAGACAGTGTTCGGTTCATTCGAAACATTGGTGATATAATACTGAATAGCGCTGGCTTGTTTATCGCTCGTATTACTGTTAACTGTCACACTATAAAACAGACCATCATTGGTAGTAGGTGCATTGGCAAGGTTATAAGTGTTGCGATTGGTGAACAGAATCACACGATTGCAAGGGACAGAATTCAAGTCGCTGTAATTAGTGGCTGTGCTGGCATTATAAACATTGATAGAGCCAATCAGTGCTTTGCCGGTCTCTTTAGCATCGGCTGCTGCTCCTTCAATACTGAGACTCTTATCAACTATAACTGCGCTGCCAGTCGGAGTAACATTAGCTATCAGCCAAGTAGTCACTGCATTAGTGGTCTGCTGGTTAATCTGTGTGTCGAATGTCTGGTGCAACAGAGTGCCAAAGCTACCGTCGGCGACCATACTATCCAGTTTTTTGTTAATCTCTTCTTGTACATCCAGATTTGTAAACCAATTGTTAATCCAGTCCTGTAACTGTTTGCATGCAGTAATTGTATCTGTACTCAGTTTGGTGACAGTTCCGTATGCTTCCAGGCAGGCATTATATTTGCCAACCAAAAATGCCATAATTTCATAGTCACTAGCGCCCTGAATGTAAGTCGTCAAGTCAAACTTGCCGTAAATAGGTTGGAATACACCCATACTAGGAAATTCAGGAACATCAGGGAAGAAATTGGCTTCACCAGGTTTATTTGCCATAATGTACCTCCTTAAGTATTATACCCACCGTCCCACCCACTGCTTAATTTTTACGGAAGGAACTAATACAAGCAGCCGTAGTTGTTCCAATAATTTTCTTAATCAGTTTGAGAATAGTTACGAATGAATCAATGAGCTGTTCCCAATCAGATTTTTCAAGATTTTCAAAACCGTTTTCGTTGTCAATCATGCGAGTTTCACCCAACCTTCGACAACATATTCCTGTTCAGCGGCAGTAGCAGCACCGAATGTAATACTATTAACAGTGATGGTACCAGTATCATCAGTGTTAGACTTTACAGTTGCTGTAGCGGTAGCAGCATGGTCAGATTTTGTATTGAACCAACCGACTTCGGCTTTATTACCAAGCTTAGGTACGTTAATGTACAATACATTATTATTTGCTGCGACAGCGCTTTTTGCCGTAATGACAGTGTTAATAAACAGAATGTCATTGATAGTGTAGCTTGCATCACCAGTAACAGTAATGTTAGTGTCAGCGGAACTAATAAATTTACTCATATGAATACCTCCATTTTATTAAAAGACGCCCATAAAACAGGGTGCCAGTTCGGCAATAACTTCCATATCAATATTTTTCATTGCTTCAGAATATTGCTTAAAAAGTTCAATATAAGATTTTCCATTAAGGCCAGTTACGGTACGATTACGTCCATAAGTGTCATCAATATTGGTGTTGTGTGTAGTGGTTGTGTTACCATTACTCGTAGATGTTTCAGTACCATTTGCTTTATTTTTAGAAGCTGCATCTGCGTAAGTATTATTAGTGATGTCAGTTTCAATATTAAGCATTTGGCCGGGAGTAGCAGAACTTACTTCAAGATTATAATTATTGCTAGTATTACTACCACTATTTACAGTACTAGTAATATCACTACCTGTACGTTTATTTGCACTAGTATCAGCAATAATTTCAGTAAGAGTAGTACCGGTATTGAATTCCCATTCGCCATTAAGAGCCTGATACATAAGGTTCTTAAGTGGCATAATTTCATTCATAGTGGTGTTAAGAAAGTATTTGAACCTATCAGGTGCTGTACAACAAATTTCATTAAAACGGTAGTGTGCAATAATTTTCTTATTTAGTGCATCACGCCATGCATTCTTTTCGTCATCAGTTCTAAGAAAATTAGGAAGTGGATAATCTGTAAGTCCAATATCATAACCTGATTTGATTAATGAATCAAGTTCAATTGTATATACAGCCATTAGTTATCACCTTCTTTACCGCCATAAGTATAGTTGATAGATGCATTACGAGAGTTAAATTTAGAGTCGCCAATTTCAACATTCGCTGCAAGTTCGACGTCAACGGGAGCATCCAAAAGGTGTGGGAATAAAGTATTGATTTTTTCGCAAGCTGCTTTTCGTTGACTGAGACCAATGTTTGCTAGAGCATTTGCTTGAACTGTATATTGTTCAGATTCTGCAGTAATAGAACGCTCACGCTTAAATTCCGTAATGCCGATACCGAGAATAGACAGATATTCATTATAGATGGTTGTTTTAATATCCTGAAGTTGTCCGGCTACAAATGGCGCATCAGTTTTAAGAACACGAAAACTATTCGGGTCATAAGAATCTTTATTACCAAAAATAACAGGTGTATTACCATTATATTTTTGATAAATAGCTTGTACAGTTTGCTTTTGTTTCAAATCTGTAAGAATAAGGATTGGTGTTTTCTGCGCTTTAATGTTAACATCTCGAGCCATATCAATATCATATAACTCTTGCGTATATTTAAGAGTTGTGATAATAGTTGGATACATATCAGGAGTATTTCTAATAAGCACACAATCATTAAATGGAATTTGCGGGAACGTAGTTACCGGAGAAATAGGGCGGATATTTACAGGTTCGTCATAAAAATTTACACCTTCAAGAGTTGCCTGTAACGCCATAAGTCCCATATCTGCTTCAAAAAATACCGCATAACCATATCTAAATAAACAATCTTCAAGAAATCGTTCATTTACGGTTTTAGGAAGATTTTTCCATTTGAACATAGTACATGCAAGATTTTTCAATTTAGAATAATAAACTGCATAAGAAACATTTGCAAGATTCTTTTCAGCGAGTTCATTATCGTATTTGTACATTATTTGTCACCTCATTGTGTAAAATATCCAACAAGTTTTTGAACAAGATAGCTAAGTAATTGTCCGATAGCATAACCAACTACTATTCCAACAAATGCTCCAATTCCCTGTGCAAGACTACTGCCTATTGTTATTCCAGCCTCTGTACACAACTGAATAATACCTTGCGTAACAGCTGTTGTTACAAAATCTTGTACATACGGCATTATATAATTTGTAATTACAACACTTGAAATTGAAATAACTGCTTGCGATAATATATTTTTAGCTGCCTGTGCTATTGAAATATCGCCTTTTAGAACACCGCCAACTGATTGTACGGTTACATTTACTATGCCAATTGACAAGTCAACAACTATTTGAGCTGAGTTTGTGTCTGGTACAATAGTAGGTATGTATGATGCAATAGCTGTTGCACAACTATGTGCTGTTACATTACACATGAAGTCAATACTATCGCGTTTTGTGTTATCCAAAAATACTTGACAAGCTGTTTGAACGTCGCCAGTGCTAATTGCTGTATGTACAGCAGACCATCCGTTTTGTACAATATTGTCGACATAGCCGTCCAAATATATTCCTAGGTTATGAGCTGTATCACTTGTTGGGTCAAGATTTGTTGCTCTAAAAACCCACTTTTTAAGGTTTGTTTTTGTCTCATTAACAAACTCAGTTCCAGCTGTAATGAGCGTTTCTCCAACTTTGTTTTCGATATACCATATTGCATTGTGAACAACGTTTTCACAGAATGTATCGAAGATATAGTAGAAGTTTCCACCGTTAATTAGTTGATAAACAGCTTCTTCGCCTTGTTCTTTTAGACCGTCTAGCTGCTTCTTGACAAAATCATGAACAATTTGTTCTAATTCTGAACCGGCTGCTACACCTTGTCCTTTGCAGATTTTATCTGCAATAGAATTTACTGTTTGGTCGAATTGTGACTGTGTTACAGAACCATCATTTTTTACAGCTCCAATGATAACATTCATGTCATCATCACTGATATATGGTGATTTTACATAATCAACCTTACCGTATTGATTCTCAGTCCATGGTATTCCAGGAAAATCGGAAATAGAATTTGGATTTACTGAGAAAGGCGCTGTTGCATTAAAGCTAGTATAATCTGTTCTAGTAGCAGATGTAAAATAAAGTTGAAAGTGAAGATGATAACCGGTACTTTTTCCAGTATTGCCCACTGCGCCCACTTTATCACCTTGAGATATTTTAGACCCAACTTGTTGAGTTGCTTTAGAAAGCATGTGAGCGTATCTGCTATAATAACAGTTGCCGTTAGAGTCTGTTGTGTCATCGTGCCGAATTAAAATGGTGTTGCCCCAAGAATCTGATGTATAATTTTGGACAACTGTACCCGCTTTTGTAGCATAGATTGGAGAACCAGCGATTCTACCGGGCACACCGGTTGTAAAATCTAATGCACGATGTGTATCACTGTACCCAGTTGAGCAATACCATGTGCCAACACCGAGAGGAAATACCCACGAGTTTGTAGCATAATAGCCTGATGGAATATCATTAACATCTGTTGATGAAGTTCCAGAATTATCTTTACCGGAAAGTTTAATAACTGTATATCCATTATTATCTGCAATGAATTTATTTGTATTAAGCCAAGGGTTTAATTCAAGAATTTTTTGCGGAGTAATGCCAGTCATATTAGATAACTGCTGGATATCATTGTTCCATGAACCAGTGTATTGCGGTTTGATAGTGGCATAAGTTCCTGAACCTTTACCGACAGTTTTTTTCAATGCTGCTAGATTCTGTTCGGGTGTACTATTAGCCATTTATCTCACCTCATACAATAGAATTATCTTGGTCAAAATTACCAAATTGAGCAGTGTAAGACCAGAAGAAAACACCTTTGTCGAATATCTGTTTAATAACTTTCATGTCATCATCGGGGAAGTTGCCAGAAGCATTAAGCCCTAGAGTACGAATGTAAGTCCAGTTAGAACGTGCATGTAAGTTAATAGAACGGTATTGACTTTGTTTGTAGCCAAATACTGACAAAAATTTGTCGCATCGCTGTGCTATAGCGAGCGGCGGGACCTTATATCCATAAGATAAAGTCGCTTTACTACCAGCGATATAAAGATTACTACTAGATACTCCGCCTGTTGCAGGTGCATTATAACTTTCGTTAATAGCTGTTAAATCTTGGGTAATAGCATCTGCGTTGTAGTCCCAGATTTTTTGTTCTTGTGCTGTTTCGTAAGCACTTAAACCAGTTGAAGCGATAGAACTGGCAGAATGAAGAGCACCGCCAATAGCTCCACCTACTCCACCAAGTACAATTTTTGCTAAGTTGTAATTACTGAATTGATTTGCAGTCGTAGAAGCAGCATCAGTAATAGCAATAGCTGTTTTAAGAGAAGCAGTATTTCTAGCTGTGCTTCGTTCAATAGCAGAACGCCTGTTATAAATGGCATTAGAACCTGAATGTAAGTTAAAATCGTTTTTGTATTGATTGTAAGCCCATGTACATTCTGGGATTGTAGCAGAAACTAAGAGGCTAGTAATTGCATCAGTTGAATAATTGGTAATCATACAGCCAACCGATCCTGAAGTTGGGTCATCAATAATTTTACCTGTAATATTTGCTCCTGCGATGAACTCCGGGTTAAACTCAAGTTCCTGACCGTATAATTGAATATAAGCAGTAATAAATGCGCCTGAAAGTAATTTTTTGTTTACTGGTGTAAACGCGATAAGAGTTCCGCCACTCGCACAATCAATGTGGTCTGGATGTTTTGCAAAAGAGATAGTATTTCCATTCTTACCTGTATTCTGTTGAATCTTAGATACAGCCGTTGCCGTACCGTTATTGACGTAACTTTGCAAATGACTATTAAGAGTTGCAATATTTGAAGTAGTAACACCAATTACTTTTCCAGAGCCAGAATACACACCGCTTTCAAGAGTACCATCTGTAGGAGTTCCACTTGGTGTTGATGTAGCAAAAACCCAAATGTTATCTGGTGTCATGTCAAGTGAACCTACTTGAGAGTAACCACCGTTACTAGCATCAGTAAAATCTTCAGGAACAATGTTGTCACCTGCAGCGTCAGTATCGGAATGACACCTATCAATATAACTCTGATAATAAGTAATATCAAAGAACCATGTCTGAATAACGTCGGTGCTAACGTACAGCCTCGTACTGTTATTACTGGCCCATTCCATACGATTGATAAAAGCATAAAACCACCGTGTTGAGAAATTTGAGTTTTTATACATAATATAGTTACAGTTATAAAGTTTATCAATTTCTTCTGTAACTACAATAGTATTATCTTTTTTAATATAATTGAAATTATCAAATGTCTTTACAATTTTATTAGTAAAGTATGTAGTTTGACTAGTAATATCTGGAAACCAAAGCGTGTTACTATAATCTGATTCTAATGGTACACTTAATAATCTAAGATTCGTTTCAGGTGTAAACATATTTTATCTCCTTTATTACCCCTATCCCTAAGTCCCTCAGTACATGATGCCTATCTTGTACCTACCATGTAAAGGAGTGGAAATGGTTAATTAAGCTTCAACAAATGCATGTGCATTAGCGAGCGGCGAGTAAGCCATAGTTTCCCAATGATGGAGATAATACTTACGGCTCAGAGTAGCAGCATTATATTCCGTATTTGCCATCTTAAACATATTGTCGTGAGTACGAATTGCAGTCTCATCACAAACAATAGCCAGAGTCTTAGATGCAATATCACCCTTACCAAAGTTATCAACAATAACCTGACGACCAAGGAATTCTGCCTTAGACATATTAAATGCCTTTGCCAGAACATCCACATCAGTAAGAGCAGCAATATCAGCACGCATAATAACAGCAATACGATCAGGCGTGGTCCAGGTCTTCAGAGCAGTAGGATTCTGTACACCCTGTGCAGTCGCCATTTTCAGATAACAGTTATGCGCAGTGCTGGGGAACTGGAACTGCAGGAACTTACTCCGGGCATTGATAATAATATCTTCAGCATACGCTTTCAGATCATTACCATTAGTAATATCGGTTTTGTTAATATTACCATCATTCAGTGCATTAGTAAGCAGACTCCGCATCAGCTCATATTCATCGATATTATCACCAGAAGTAAGCGTATTCAAAATCATCTGAACAAAACGATTAAACGCATCGGGCTCGACAAATGCGCCCTTAAGCTGTTCATCGTAAATCGTAACTGCGTATTTGTCCTGACGATTACGACGATAATACACAGTCTTTACATCAGGATTCTGAGGAGTCAGAATATCACTCATTGCAGTTGCATCATAAGGAGTTGCAACGGCAGGATTTGCGATAGAATCCTGAACATCAGTACCATAAGGAACCGCTGCACCCTTAAACAGCTGCAGAGGATTTTCATAAACCGAAGCATGAACTTCCTGGAACAGAATTCGGTTTACCAACGTATCAATAAATGCGTTCATATAAGGCGTATAAGCCAAAATCGATCCGCCAATGGACTGGAGAGTGGCGCCATTGTCGGTCGAAATATTGTCGCGAAGCAGGGTGTTAGATGCCACAACAGCGCGAACGACATCAGTTGCAGTTGCCATTAAATATCATCCTTTCAAATTAAGACGCCCATTAGAAAAGAGCGAATCTACAGGTGTGTTATCAGTTTCCGGTCTTACAATAGGACCGGGTTCATTTTTGTCAGGAACAGTTACACGAAGAAAAAGATTCATATTGTCTTCTTTCAGTTTATTGTTCTTTTTCTCCAAGTCATTTGCCTTTTTCTCGGCAGTCGCCCGTGCTGCGATTTCCTCATTGAATGCAGTGGTAAGTTCAGCAAGTGCTGTAGTCACTGCACCCTGGTCATCAAGATGGGCGAGAATTTCCTGAGTTTTTGCATTATAATCTGCAAGTTCCATTTTAACCACTCCATTACATTGATTATTTTGTTCGTTTGTCAAAACGTGACTTTACATCACGAACATCAACATGAACAAAAGTGTTGTAAATACCAATACCAAATTTACTAGGATATTTACTACAAAGGTAATTATAAATTACAGCTGGTTCAATTCCAGAAATTTTAATATCAGCAGCTTTACCAAGTGTATGCTGTGAACCTGGTGCTGAGTCTTTAAGTTTTGCATTATACGCAACAGTTCGATAACCAGAATTAACAATCACCGGTTTACCAAAGTGATTCCGAACATCCTCAAGAACATCAATAAGTTCACAGTCAATAAACACCATTCGCGAATTGTCGTTACATTTGAATTCACGTAATGCAAAATGTTCAGAAATTTTAATATTTCCATAATTTACATTAGGAAGTGTACAGTCAAATGCATAATATTGTCGTTTATTCATTATTTGTCTTATCCTTCAATTTCTGTAGATATGGCTTAAAAAACTTTTCAAGAGAAGGATTCACTACACTGAGATTTTCAATAATACTGATTAACTCAGTAGCGCAAATGTAAACCGATACAACATTCAACAACGGAATATCAATTCCGAGATTTACAGTCTTGCAAGCGTACTCAAGCAATGCAGAACCAATCACTGCAACAATTTCAGATAGTTTATGATAACCTCCCTGACGCATGATTGTACTATTAAAACTCCCACTGTACGAAGCCTTAATGCAACCGGTTACAATATCAAAAATAATGAAACCAGCTACAATAACATAAAGCTCCATAGGAAATACCTCCTTTCTTTATAAAATAATAGAACGAGGCCAAACTCCACGTTTGGGAACAATATGTATGACGACTCTTCGCCGTGGTAAACCATACATCATTCACTCGTTCTATAATACTATTATATCAGATAGAGGGCCCTATGGGCCCCCTTTAGATACATGAAAGTATTTCACTTGTTAGTCCTTAATAATGAATTTCATTCAACATCTGCATGACCAGTAGAACCAAATGCGCCATTACCACGGTTGTTATTGATATTATCAAAAGTATAATATGGAAGAACAACAGGGAACATAACAAGCTGGCCAACTGCAACATTTTTTCCAATGTGGTATTCGCGATCGGAAGTGTTAGTCACGATTGCATGAATTTCACCAGTATAACCAGTGTCAATCGGTGCAAGATGAGTTGTAATACCCTTACTACCAAGGCTAGACCTAGGAAAAATGCATGCCGTCATTCCAACGGGAACTTCGATACCAATTCCGAGAGGAATCTTCTTAGTTTCATGCGGCGCAATAGTAAACGAATCCTTAGGAAATACATCAGCACCAGCATCATATTCATGTGCCCGAATCGGCATTTGTCCGCCAAAGTTATACATCTTAATATGCATGTTAAATATCCTCCAAAATTTTCTTAATTTTACAAATCTTAATAAGCGTATCGTGAAATTCTTGTCGTGTTGATTTATTCATAAATCCCCAACAATATGCTTCAAGAAAACGAATATTATTTACCAAGTTAATAATATTGATTTTATAAGGTGCTGATTGTGACATTGCAGCGTCGGCAAGTAATTTACTTTTATTTTCATCATAAAAATGTAAACTACCAACAATATGCGTATATTCACCAGTTTTAATATTTAACTGTGCTGCGATATATTTCGTTAATTCGGTAAAGAAAAGAATATCATACGGAAAACCAGTATACAAATCATTTGAACGCATGTATACTGTAGTATGTAATTTATTGTTACGAATAAAAAATTGGATACAAACGGTACATGGTTCGTCTTTAGTTGTAATAACGCTCTTATTAGCATAATTAAGATTTAATACGGCACGGCGCGTATCAGTATCCATTTTCAATAAACGAATAACCGTATCAATCTGATTAAATCCAAACTTTTCTTGCAGTAAATATCCATAAGCACTATTGCAAGTTTTTCCATCGTCAGAAAGGCGATTCCAAATTGACGAAAACTTATTGATAAAATCCAAATGATTATCTCCAGAAAAATACCAAATTAACTCGCCAAGCGCATAAATAATAGACGCTCTAGGGTAAATAACATTATTATTCATATCAGTAAGGCGCATAGTAATATTACGCAATTCAGTAGTATTTGCTACTTTATCACCAATAGCATTGACGGAATTACAAACCAAACGATACAAATCATTTACGTTATCGCTTTCGTAAATTACTTTATCAATATATTTGATCATTTTCTCGCCTCCGGATTATAAATGGTGTATATATCATTAAACAATCCCATAATAATGTAAAGATATGCAATCATATCATATACTCTACCTTCCCATTCTCCAACAGTAAACTCTTCAGGATGTTTAGCCATATCACAAATTGTAATATAATGTTTACTCGCTTCACAAACCGTAGCAAAAATAGGATTCGTACCGAGCAGTGTCGCAAGTTTTTTATTATGTTCAAATCTATCACTACCAGGCCCATATTCTTTAGCTTTACTATTAAGTAAATTTACAACATCCTCATGAACGTTATTACAAATGTTATTAAATACTTCTGGACTCATATTTCCAACTCCTTATTACATTCTCATAAACATATTGTTTTGTTTCCTCAGAATCATAATACATTTCTGTAGGAATCTTTTCCGACAAGTCGGGGCGTTTATTTAATTTATCAATTACATTCCAAAAATACCTCCCTTTATCATAACACATTGTTCTAACTAACATATCAGGACGTAACGCTTTATCTTTACCATAACATAACTCCCAATAACAAAAACATGGAAAAATATTAAACTTAAACTTACGGTTGCCAATTTGTACGATAAAAGTTTTATTAACTCTATCAAATTGAACGTTATCTTTAGAAAATACATCAGGTGGAGTTACATACAAACCATTTGTTGCTGTATCATTTTGCCCAACTTTCAACACACGCGGAATTTCTTTCATATCCTCGTACGCCATTTCTGCAAATTCAATAGCAACTAATGGTGATTCATCATAACCTAAATCTGGCTGTTGAATAATTTTCAAATCACCAGGTTTAAGTTGCAACTTATCGATATTGATATTAAGCAATGTAAAATATGGATTATATTTACTAATTGTATTACCAACAAACCAAATACTAACATTTTTCCTACTACGAACTATAGTAGAAACTAATGACAGAAACTTTTCTGATTCCATCGGCAAGTATTGTGTTGGGTCCATCAATGCAAATTCTTCAACATCAATAATAGTAACTCTATCATACTGATTCGATTTGTATTTTTGTTCATTACTTAAAGCGAGAACGTAACCAATAATATCTTTATTCTTTTTATCAGCTCCGATATCGTTAATGTAATAATACGGTGCATCATACCAAATTTCCTTATTGTATTCTTTCGCAAGCCAAGCTAATAAATTATCATCAAAATAATTTGCAACATATTTACCTTGCATATCGAATAAATATCGAATAATACGGACAAATTGCGCACCAGTTTTAAGATAATTTTTTATCCACTGTTGTGCCGTTGCATGCGACTTACCATTAGAACGTCCTCCAATAATCAGACCATAATCTGGATGTAAATTCCAAATACGGTCAATAGAATAATATTTCATACATATACATTAACGTCACGTTGGTACATATAAACCTTCAGTTCCGGAATATTTAATGCACCATCAACGATTGTATACTCCTTTCTATCATAATCAAACTTAACCGTTAACGGGTCCAAATCATCAGAAATTCTATTTTGCATACGGTTACATAACAATTGATAATTACGATTTTCACATGATTCAAGCGACATAATCGCAAACTGTATACCAGACAAACGAGCACCAGGCCAAAATTCGTCATTAACTGATTTACCTAAATAATCAGTACAAACTAACTTAATAGGTTCTGACACATCAACATATTTAGGAATCAATTTACTCGTTGCAGATTCATCAACATACATATTTGGTTTGAAGTAAAATGCCGATGCTTCGATCGCTTTATTAAGCGTTGTATATTTAAGATTCTTATTTAGTATCTGTGTCAAAAACTCAGAATAAACTTTCTTTGGCAGTCCTGCAATTGTCGATTCCCATTCATAATTACCTTTCTTATTTTTCTCGCATGCAATATAACGTTTTGAACCTAAGGACTTAAAAGCATAATATGTACCCTCATAATCATATGCACCTAATGCTGGATATTGTTCAACCATAGAACCAGTTTCATTATTGAAATCGTCAATAAGTACTTTAATATTTACATCATCAGGTACATGTAATTTTACGGAATCTGTATCCCAATATAACGGTAAACATTTGTGTTCCGCCATATATATTGAAGAAGTTACTTCCCATAGACGAACAATAGATGTAATTATGATGCCCCATAAGTAACATGTCGCATCTTTCGCTTCACGTATTGAATTTTCACCTTCTACAATATCCTTGTATTCATTATATTGATAACTACGACGAACGATATGCATGACCATAATTCCATACAAACCATTAAGTTCGCCTTTACGTTGATGCAAGACCATGTCGAGATAATAAACTGCTTCATGTTCTTCCATATCTTCAACATGTTTTATTTCAACATCATCAATACCAGGAATTTTTCTATACTCTGATTGCCAATCACCATTCTCACGATATAAACGCAATGTATTTTTCAACACTGTTTTTGCACGATAACAATAATCAACAGCATTTCTCCAATATTGTGGCAATTGTTGAATATCTGAACCAATTAGCATTTGCGTACATTCAACTATATTGTAATTATAACACCAATGCCATGTTAATAAATCAATGGTTGTACACGAAATAACACATTCTGAACATTCAACTAATTTACCATTATCGAATAATGCATCTGAACTAACAGATAACAATTTATGTTTCGACATCAAAGGTAATGTAAATCCATTAACTTGATTTATAATCGATACATCTTTTAACTTAACTGTAACTACAGCAAATCCAGCAAGCTTATCACGAGTGGCTTTAGCTAATTTTAATGGAGAATCATATTTAGATAACAAATATTTCATTAACCTATTAAACTGTTTGTTTGTGTCTAACACAACTTTAAGTTTTCTAGGATACCATGTTGCCATCATAGCACCAGGATATGCACTTCCTAAATCCATAGACGCAACATTGAAAAATAAATTTCCTTGTTGAAAAATATTACAATGCGTAAATCCACCGGAGAACGCCGCTTCAAGAAACTTAGCAACATCTTCCAACGGCATTTCTTTTGGAAATACTTCAGTTGCTATATCTAAAGCCTCATCAAATAAACTGACATTGTGTTTCTTAATATGATTCTTACGTTTCTTATTGTCAGAACGGTATTGTTCTCGAACACCAACGATTTTATTAACTGACTCATTACGTTTTAGAACGTCTTTAATCATAGCGGTATTTGTATATGGAGCGCCTTCAATAGATTTATATCCATTGTTCCATAAACACATTGCCCATGCACCAAGTGTAATGAGTACGTCATTTTCGTTGTATTCAATTTCTTTATCGTCCAATGGTGTTTCAAAATGTCTTTTTACATCATAATCATACTCCAATTTTTCAAAACCGTATTTTGCAGCATTTTGTTTTAATGAACCAAGACCAAATAATCTTGTAGCATCAAGAAAAACTAGATTGCCTGCTAATACAGACATTATACTATGTTTACCTTCAATAACTGTTGGATATTCAGGATTATAATTATCTCGAATAAAGTTGATATTCTTTTGTAAATAAGACCATTCGTACGCCAAATTATATACTAAAATGATAAATCGTGCGTTTAAGTCCTCAGCCGTACCATTCAAAATGTTACATAATAAATCAAAATCGTTCCATGTTCTACCAAACACGCATGTCGTACATTTCTTCAAATCGATATTGTTTTTACACAAAACTAAATCGTTATAATCGGCACCGCCTAATGTCCAATCATACATCGTTGCATATAAATCAGTCCATGAGGTTGTCTCGATATCAAACGATAATAAATAATTTGAAGTCGGAACATAACGTTGTGAACGTTTCTTTTTTGAATCAATTTTAACTTCGTACATTCGTTGTTGTAAGATTTTAATGTTCCCATAATCCATTAAAAATCAATGCCATACAACGTTACCATTTTAGCATAAACTGGCGATGCCATTAACTCAGCGTATTCATCAGGTCCTAATTGCGATATACTATCATGAATAGTTTCGCTAACTTCAATATATGCTTTATCGAGAGCTTTATATGGGTCACCCTCAGCAACTTTATGATGCTCGGCAATTTCATCAAGGTTTACACCAAAATATTGTGCAACCTCTTTTAATGCTTCATAATCGTCAAGTGTAACTGTTTCTGCTTTAACTAACAATTCATCTGAATGCAACGCTTTATCCAACTGTACAACCGAATGCTTAGCACGGGCAGAAATACCAGAACGAGAAGAACGCTGTTTAGGAGTCTGGCGAAAAGCGTTTTCAGAACCTTCACGATGGATATTCTGAATTTGCAAAACTCGCATTGTTTCATCTGTCTCAATCCTCAATTGGTTAAGTTGTTTATCGATTAAATCAAGAGCTCGCTGTTGATACAATTGTTCGACAGGAGCCAATCTGGTTTTACGACGACGAATTGCTCTTGCCGATTCACTTAGTTCATATTTAGACAAATACTGAATTGCATCAATTAACTCACGTGCATGTCCTTGTCCTTCTTTCGCATCATCGATAATGTTCCATTGGTCGAGAAATGACTGTCCATAAGTTGATGCCCTGTTTATCAAACCAGTTTCCTTTGACCATTCCCAACCATATTCTTGTCCATATTTCTGAACAATTTTTCGTGTATCTTGTAACTTACTCATATTGTGTACCTTATGTTAACAATTGTTAATTATTTAACAAAGGCCCTTTACCGGAGAATCACGTTGATGGTAGAACATTATTTAAGCTCCTTTACTCCTCAACAGGATGAGACGAAATAACCAGAGTCGGATAACCATTCTCGTTCGTCTGAACAGAAACATAAACGTCATCCAGAGCAATAGTGCGCGACCAATCGGAAATAGTCGTCGTATCATCAATTGCGACAGACACACCACAAGTCTGATACTGACCGGACTTCAGCCAAATCAAACCTTCTTCAACCTTAGCGCATTTGCCTTCAGCATCCTTAAACTTAAAGAAATTACGATTGCCATTCTTTTTGTTACCCTTCTTGAAAGCCATAATAAATCTCCTACGTTTTAAGTTCGCCAACTATTAAATATATTGTAACACTAATGTGTTAACACAAATTATGCAAATATTACTTGAGCCCACATAATAAATCCTAACAACAATAAAATAAAAGTTGTTGATTTATCTATTTGTTTCCAATTATACTGAAAACAATATACAATATAGGCAGCGACTAAACCAGTATAAAATATAATGAACATTATTCACCTTAACTTAATGTTTGCATTTTCATATACACCACAACTTTGGCATAAATCAATGTAACAAATTTCACCTGTAACTGCGTCACAACAAATTGATTTAACAACATGCTCTCTATCTACTTTAACTTCGGTTGATTTAATATAATAATGACCACCATAACTAATTAAAGTACCAGGTCTAATATCCTTAAGCTCAGCAAATTCGGCTTTAATAACCATATTATTCACTCCATTTTCTATAACCACTACCTTCGAGAATAACAGACAGTGTCCGAGGTCCATCAATTTTATATGCAATAATTTTTGAACGAAGCAAATCAGAACTTAACGAACGAATACTAACGTAATCATCCAAATAACCATGGAGCCAAACATATTCACGTTCTAATGAATATGCAAGCCACAATAAGCTATTTTTATCAATTACAACACGCGAAACTGCCTCACCAGGTAATCGAATCACAATATGTTTTGTCTTAGTTCCATTAGATAGTTGTGTCATATTACTCACCATCGAATTTCTTACAATCAAGCTGGCAATGATGTTTTACATAATAATCTTTAGCATCAGTAGGCAAATTCAAAATGTGATACGGACAATCCATATACTCACAATGATAAATAATGCTACGACTATATGAACACACTGTCGGCATCTTGTTCTTAGATTTAGCTTTCTTTGCCATATTATCCCTCCAAAATCTCTACCAAATAACGCGTTGCTGCTACAAGGTCTTCACAAACATGCTTATAAGGGCACTGGTAACAATCTTCACCGTTACAATCAGACTGCTTAACAACAGATTCCTTTGCTTCAATGAACAACTGTTTCAACATCGCCTTTTCACCATCATTGTAACGGTCGAGCATCAAACGAATCATAACATAACTTCCTTTCTGGACCTATAGTCCTGAGGGCCCACTGAAAAAGGGCCCTTTCGTCTTAATTTTCAAAGACTCATCAGAGGACTTCAATATGCATTGTCTTATAATTGAAAAACCGAACTTTATACTCAGCATATACTGTCGTCAACGCATCCATGAACGTTGATTCATATAATACCTTATTTGCATCTTCGATTGTAACTGTATCGCCATACTGAAAATTCTCACATGCATAAAACAACTGTCTAACTGTCATACTACTTTATTCACCTCAAAACCATAATCAGTCTCAATTACATCGTAGTGGCTATCATCAAAACGACAAACTGTTTCACCATTCTTAGCTCCGACCCATTCACCATCGCTCAAAACCAAATAGTCAACAAAAATCTCAGCACACTTATGACCATGATAGAACAACTTAATAACCATAGTTAAACCTCAACACTAGTATAACAATAAAAATGACGCTCGGACTTATCGTTAATAACACCAATAGGAATACAAGGTATATCCATAGTGTTATACCCTTTTGGAGATAGCCAACCGGCACGACAATACATGCGATGATTGAAAACAAATGATTTACCAACTGGCACATCAGAAAGCAAAATCTTTTTCATAATAACCTACCTTTCTATTTTGTCCTGAGGGCCCACTGAAAAGGGCCCTTTCGTCTTAATTTTCAAAGACTCATCAGAGGACTCAGTCAGCAATCTTGACAATGGACTCAATCAGACAACCCTTAGGAAATTCGTCATTGACCTTCTTGGCAAACAGCTTGACATCGCGCTCAGCGTTTTTGCCCTGACCAGCAGTGCCGTGAACCACCTTGGTAGCACGATTCAGAACAAACTTGTTATTCTCATCGCGATCGACAGTAACATAAGTCACCTCACAAGTAGCAGTACCACGAGGAGCATGCTCAGACTCAGACTTCAGCGAAAAAATCTTCTCACCCTCAGCAAGCTCGACCTTTGCACGAGCGGCCTTAGTGTCCTCAGCCTCAACCTTGACCATACGAACGTTCTCACCAGCAGCAACAATAACAGTGTACATCATAATAAATACCTTTCTACAGTTTAACGTCATGATAGGACATGTAATATTTGGCATTTTCTGCCGACGGCCAAAAGGTCGTTTCGTCTTAATTTGCAAAGACTCATCAGGGCAGTTATACGTTCCTTTTTCATAATATTTTTACTTTCTTTTTTGTTCAGTTCCTTTTGACATTATTATTATATCAAATGGCTGGCCATAATTGTTGAACAGACCATTAACATTTTGTAAACAAATTATTAACAATTTTGGTACATTATTGTATACAACGATGACTGCTTTCAATGAACAACGTTATATACATTCTTGTGCACATCATTATCTTACCTTCATATATCCATGCTTGTATACATTCTTGTACACATCATTATCTTACCTTCATATGTCCATGCTTGTGCTCATTGTTCCTGCACATCATTGTGCGGTTCATTGTGTACAACGTTGGCTCATGGGGAGGGGAGGGGGCCCTGAGTGGGTCTATTCCCTGACTGCTTTCAATGAACAACGTTATATAC